GTTCTCTCACTGTGTTTTGATCCTTCATTTGTTAATGCCAGTGTCTGCGTAAGTGAAACCTTCATCAGGTTTACCGTCACCAAAAGTATAGGTATCACCTAGTTTGGGGATCTTGAGATCCCAACTAAAATACTGTCTTCCTTTTCTTGGTACGGTAACATCCCATCCATTATAAGTCATCACTCCACTCTGACTAGAAGTCACACAGTCTTCGACTGCATCCTCATCACCATCCCACATCCAATCAGTACATGCATCTACCGTAAGAATAGGAAGACTAGTATTGAATGATGTCATATGGAAAAATGCATCATGCCATTTGTCAAAGATCTGCCAATCATAATCTTCCTCTTTACCTTTCCTACCATTAGTAGCATGGAAGATAATATTGAAACATCCCATCTGATTAAAGATAGATGTAAGAGGACGCTGACCACCTTCTTGATAACCCCACAGATCATTACAGATTAAACCAGCAGCAAGTGGTTCTTGCCACCATTCATCCGAGTTAGCAACAGGAGTATCATCATGTGATAGTCTAACCATCACAACAGGGTCATCCTTATCTCTCTTAAGAACATTTTCCAAAGGAGGATTAGGATGAGATGCCTGTCTATCTAAAACTAAACTTTTATATGTACAACATGCCAATCTACCATTAGATTTGTAATGTCTAATTTCATTTCTAAAAACCTTTGATCCAAAATATTCTGTTTCAAAGAAATTAGTACCTAAATGTAGAGCAACTCCTGCCTTCTTTTGATGTGCCTCAACCTCTCTAAGGGCATCAGTAAGTTCATCTAATTTATTTTCCCATCCACCTAACCATCCAGACAAAGATCCTTCTGGAGTTAGAAGATGATCTACATTATTTTCTTTTGCCCAATCAATAGCTTTAAAGATCTCTCTTTTATTAACTTGAATGTTAGTGCCTACTGGAATCTGAGCACCTGCCATCTTATATACTTCTCTAGTTTCTTGAGTATCAGCAGCAACACCAAATCCTTTCCAAGTTTGTTGATTGTAAAGTGGGTCTTCACCTACAACTTCTTTTACTTTTTTTGCATACTCTTTTTGTTCAGGAATAGCATCGTCAATTAAACCTTCCTCTGCTAATTTTTTGTAGTTATAGCAACCACCAAGGGGAGCAATCTTAGGTTCACTCTTAGATACGGAAGGGGTATATTCATACCCATACTTTTCTAAACCCTCTTCAAATTCTTCGGGAGTAACATTACCTTCCCAATAATCTTTTTCATTAACCATTAAAAAAACCTCTCAATGTCTTCTAGTATAACACGATATACTGTAGTATATCTATAAACATATTCGTTGAGGGGTCCTAGACCCCTATGTGGAAGAGTAGAATCAAATATAATAATTCTACCAGGTTTATATTCTATCTCCTCAACAACCTTAGCATCCTTTTCCATCGAATCCATAAGTTGAAACTGTCCACCCCATTCACTTTTCCATTGTGTATTGTTCATGACCATTACAGTTAAACCTTCACCATCATTATGTGTTGTACCATTTTGTCCAAAGTACTGAAGATTTAGGTCAATTCTTCTAAGGTAAGTAGGAACCTCAAAAAGATTTTCATCAATGATTTCCCATGCATCAAAAAATATTGGAGCATCTGTATGTAATTTAGTAATTCTATTACCGTTATCTCTTGAAAAAATATCAGTGCCAAATAATCTATGACTTCCAATCAATCCCTGAGGGAATGACTGAGGGTTAGCAACATTGGTTGTATATACTGGGACTTCTAAGACTGTTTCCTCTAACTCACAGAGGAATTGCATGTCAAATAAATCATCTACAATATGAGATATCATTTTAAATTATTATTATGTCATATATTATAAGACCCCTGACTGAATCAGTCAAGGGTCGGTGAACATTTTTTAATCTTAACTAGTTAGGTTAGAATCTCCTTACAGATTTTTTTACAAGAGGAGTGATCGTCTGCACAATCGATCAAGCAATCAAAGTAGTCGTTTACTATTTCTGAGTCTAGTTTAGGCTCATCGATTTCAGACCATTCTGCTAATTGATTGAATGATAAGATATTGTGTTTCATGATTTCCTTCTTTAACTGGACTATAACAAAGAGAGTTTCAGGTCATCTTGTTAACCTTAATTCTACCACTATTTAGTATAGAAATTTCAAAAAATGGTATTTCTGTGACAAAAATTTATGCCTACTAGTTTATACTTATCCACCTGCAATTTTTTCAATAACCTGTTCCCAATCTGCATCAAACAGTTCTAATCCTTTATCAGTAAGAATATGCTTGTACATCTTGTCAAGCACAGAAGGAGGGAGAGTACAGATGTCTGCACCTGCATCAAAACAACGACCGACTGTGTGTGCTTCACGAATAGATGCTGCTAACACTTCAGTTTTTACAAAATGTTCTTTGTATACACTACAAATAGTTTGAACTAGTGCAACTCCAGAAAATGAATTGTCATTAAGTCTTCCTACAAATGGAGAAACATATGTTGCACCTGCTTTTGCTGCAAGGATTGCTTGTACTACTGAGAAAATAAGAGTGACATTGACCTTAATACCATTCTCAGAAAGTTTTTTGCAAACATACAATCCTTCAGGACTACAAGGCACTTTGATTGTTGCTTGAGCACCAAATTTTTTAGAGAGTCTCAATCCCTCTTTCAGCATATCATCTGCATTTCCTACAACTTCCATACTGATATCAGGAATACCAATATCAATAAGTTCTTGGTATACCTCCTCAGGATCTCTGCCACTCTTTCTAATAAGAGTAGGGTTAGTTGTTACACCATCAACCAAACCAGTCTCGTAATGTTTGCTGATGATTGAGGTGTCTGCTGTGTCTAGAAAAATTTTCATGTAAAGTAATCCTTTCGATAATACCTGCCTAGGATGTTGCTATTATAGTATGCAGGTGTTCCGTCTGTCAATGCTTCGGTCAGGACATTATTATAAAACAACTGTTTAGTTTCTTCAAAGTTTGTCTTGCCAACAGTGGCATGCAATGACATTATTTCTCGTTTAAAGATATTCTTTCCAAACTGTTTAATATCTTGTTTAAGTTCTGGACAAGATCCGTAGTACTTTTTCCAGTCACTCTCACTAGTGACTCTCCTACCACCACCTCTAGGCTTTCGTTTCTGGTAGAAATATTTTCTTCCGATGTATTGTTTACCTGTCTGAATATTAGTAATCCTGTAGACAAAACCGAACTGGTCGCCAATGTCATCAGAAGTAAAAGGTTTACCCTCATATATCCAGGCGTTTTCGTAAACTCCCTCTTCAACCATTTCATAATTTTTATATCTTTCGTATATTTATTCAGCATCCTCTTCCTCCTTTTCAGGAGTAAATACCAATAACTCTTCACCATACCTTACACCCTCCATCTCAGGGTGTGGTGCTGGTACTCTTGTTTTTTTAATTGGTTTGTCCATATCAGCAAGAGTGGAAGTCATCATCTTCCACATAAATGCGAAGGTAGCACCGAACAACCCTACAAAAAATACAAGGTATATAAAAACTGTAACCTCATTCATTCAGTTTCGGATGTGTGACCATTTTCTTTACGGAGCATACCTTCAGGATCAACCATGAATCCTTTGGGGATAGGTTTACAAACTTTGTCGGTATAACAATAGTAAGAACCTGCTTTACATTTTCCGTTTTGTTTTTCAGACTGTTCAAGAATATAGGATATCTCTGCACCATCTAGTTCATACATAATATCTCTTGCGTGATCACTATGATCTGCAATTCCTTCACTCATTAGATAGTCAAAAATAATATTGTAGTAATGAGTATGCACGACTTCAGTATTATACTAAGTATATTTATCTACATTACTATTGAACTCTTTGAAAGATGAGGTGCAACTAGGTGGTTCAGGGTCGGTATACCCATTCCTTTTCTTCCATTCGTTGTACATTGCTCCCATCATCCAAGATTGAGAAAGACTCTTAGGACCGTTCTTCAATAATTCTTCCTGTTTACCTGTGTAATAAGGTAAAGATTCTTCTCTCCAATTGGAGTCATCATAATCACTTGCCATAATGCATGTTCCTATCTTTGTTAGATGCCTTGGATAGTTTAGCACCTCGTGTGCGTTTTTCACCAGTCTGTCCCGCACCCTGAGGATGCTTACCTGGTTTTTCTTTACCTAGATTTATTGACTTGCTTGGTTTTTTAGACTCAGTGTCATGCAACCTTGCAGGTTTGTTAGGTTTTTTAGTGATGACAGATTCCTGACCGTGTTTGCGTCCAAGACGACGCATCACTTTACCAAACCTACGCTTGGACATTTTATCAGGTTTAGAAGTAGAGTAAGAAACTTCTCTACCTGTCTTACCATCATCGTATTTGTAACTGCCAGTAGATTTTTTGTATCCGATACCTTTTTTCTTAAGATCTTTCTCAAGACCTTTTCTTTTGGTACGGTTACCCGACTCAGAACTACCACGGTCAGCAGAAATGTGACCAGTAGTTTTGCTCTTTGCCTTGCTAAGTTGTCTGGCTAGACCCCCCTCAGTTAACTGAGAACATTCTAGCATAAAATCTGAATATGTCTTCATACCATGTGACAGTTATCTAATTGGTATTTAGTTATAACTTGAATCCTGCAAAGGTATCCTTCTTCACATCCTGCTTGATACCACCAACAATATAAGACTCTACCTCTGTCTCTTGTGGAGCTACCTGCAATCCCTTAGAGGAGATCCAATGGTTTGTCCAAGGTAAAGGATTTGCTCTAATAGCAATATCATAGATAGGATCAAGACCGAGAGATCTCATTCTCTTGTTAGCAATCCATTCAACATACTGGGACAAGAGTTTTTCATTAAGACCAATCATACTACCATCTTTAAAAAGATATTCTGCCCATGCCTTTTCCTCATGCACAGCGTTCTCAAATGCTTTGTACAACCAATCCTTTTCTTCTTTCATAATCTGTTGCATCTCAGGATCATCACCCTTCTGCCACTTATTAATTATCGTTTGAGTAAGAGCAAGATGCTGGTTTTCGTCTCTGGCGATGAGAGAGATAATTTTAGCGGATCCCTCCATAAGTTTGAGTTCACCAAACGCAAACGAGCAAGCAAACGATACATAGAATCTAATACCCTCTAGAATATTTACATTGGCAACCGCTCTATAGAGATGTCTTTTAAGTTCACGCCTGTTCCATTCTACTGATGGTGAACCACTAGCGGTATCAGTCCATTGATTGCTGGTGCCCCACTCCTGTGCATATTGTAGGAAAGCATCATACGCACCAGTAACAGTAGCTGCTCGTTGAAGAATCCTATCATCGCTAAGAATAGTATCAAATACCTCAGCAGGATCTGAATAGATGTTTTTAATGATGTATGTATAGGAGCGACTATGAATCATCTCCATAGTTTGCCAAATATTCATACACCCTTCTAGTTCTGGTAAAGAACAATATGGTGCAAATGCCATGCCAGGTGCTCTACCTTGTACAGAATCTAGCATGATCTGATACTTAAGGTTACTGGTATAGATATGTTTTTGTTCTGGACGCAAAGACTCATAGTCTGCACGATCCTTTTGGAGTGACACCTCCTCAGGTCTCCAAAAATATCCCAACATCTGTTGAGTTAATCTTTCAAAAACAGGATATTTGTAGTCATCATATCTTTGGACACCAAGAGGTTGTCCTAAGAACATTGGTTGTTTCTTAGTATCTACTTGGTCTGTATTAAAGACCGTCATACCCTTCACGGTAGACGGATTGCTATCGTTAAGTCTAAATTGCACAGGCATCACACTCCGAGGCGTTGTTAAGTTCTTCTAATAAACTTGAGACTTTAGTCTCTTCAGGTTTCTCTTCAATTTCGTCAGTTTTATTGTCGTATGTATTCTGATAATAAGATGTTTTCCAACCGTACTTATATGTAGTCAAAAGGTCTTGTGCCATTGCAGATACAGGAACCTCATTGTCTGGATAATTTTCGGGGTTATAACTCCAGTTCCCAGATATAGCTTGATCGAAGAACTTTTGCATTACTGCTACAACCTTAATGTACCCATCATTATTTTTCATATCCCATAACAATGTATAGTGTTGTTTCAAAGATTGAAATGCTGGAACAATCTGCTTAAGCGGTCCTTTTTTACTCTTCTTAATGGACAGGTATCCTCTAGGTGGTTCAATTCCGTTTGTGGCATTTGACACAACGGAACTGCTCTCCGAAGGCATCTGTGCGGACAGAGTGCTGTTCCTGAGA